TCACAAGAGACAAAACAAAGGCAACGTACACTATCTAGGTAGTCCGTTTGGTCACAACTATGCTGACACATGGGACGATGATAGAGGTATGATGAAACTAGAGTGGGGAGGCACGCCAGAATATATAAACTTTGACGGCCCACGCTATAGAACTGTGCCGTTGAGTAGATTGATTGACGAACCAGAAAACATACTCAACAATAAAACATATTGTCGTGCAACACTCGACATTGCAATAAGCTACGAAGAAGCTAGCTTTATTAAAGAGACTTTTAGTCAACAATTCAATGCAAGAGAAATAGCATTGATCCCTAGTAAAAAGGAAGAGCATGCTCAGGATTGGAAGGTAGTAGACGATATAGAGGTTGAAAATGTAGACCAAATCGTGTACAATAGTTTAAACGCTGTGGACAGCGATATGATTGACCGTAAAATTCTAGTAGACATTTATAACTCCCTATGATAACACTTAAAAATATCACTGTAAAAAACTTTATGAGTGTTGGTAATGTAACACAATCTGTTCGTTTCACAGATAATGGTCTCACATTGGTATTGGGAAACAACTTAGATTTAGGTGGCGATGGCAGTAGAAACGGCACAGGTAAAACTACTATTATCAATGCACTCAGCTATGCAATATACGGCAATGCTCTAACAAATATTCGCAAAGACAATCTTGTAAACAAGACCAACAGCAAAGGTATGTTGGTTACATTGGATTTTGAAGTAGAAGGTACAAGATATCGTATAGAAAGAGGACGCAAACCTAATGTGCTTAAATACTATGTCAACGAACAAAACGTAGACGAAGACGAAGCACAAGGTGAGAATCGTCAAACTCAAACACAAATTGAAAAATTATTTGGTATGAGTCATGATATGTTCAAGCACATTGTTGCACTCAATACATACACAGAACCTTTTCTAAGTATGAGGGCAAATGATCAAAGAGCGATCATTGAGCAACTACTAGGCATTACAATGCTCAGTGAAAAAGCAGAGGTTCTTAAAGAACAACAAAGGTTAACAAGAGATGCAATCAAACAAGAAGAGTATCGAATTAACGCAATTGAAGAAGCAAATCAAAGGATTGAAAAGAGTATTAGTGATTTGGAACGCCGACAAAAAATTTGGCGAGATAAACAAACAGGCGATGTCCAAACTATCCAACAGCAAATAAGCACATTAGAAAAGATTGATATACAAACTGAACTCAACAATCATGCACAGTTGGGTGATTACCTCGAGAAGAAAAATTTAAAAGATCAAGCTGAAAAATGGATAGCTAATATTAGACAGGATAATATCAAACAAGATCGTCTAATAGATAAACTAGAAAAAGAAATCAACTTGCTTAAAGATCACAAGTGTTATGCTTGTGGTCAAGACATGCATGATGAGAAGCAAGGAAAAATACTCTTAGACAAAGAAGACCAATTGGGCGAAGCTAGAACCCAAACAATAACAAACTTTGCTCAAGAAGATGAATGGGAAACGGCACTCAATGAACTAGGTGAATTGGGAATGATGCCTGTTACTCATTATAATACACTGCAAGAAGCACTTGAACATCAGAATACACTGAACAATTTGCAGAATGAAGTACAGCGTATTGAAAATGAATCTGATACATATCAGGAACAGATTGTTTCACTGCGTGAAACTGGAATGCAAGAAATTCAATGGGAAACAATGAACGACTTGAATGTTCTAAAAGATCATCAAGATTTCTTGTACAAACTGCTCACAAACAAAGACAGTTTTATTCGCAAGCGCATCATTGAACAAAACTTGCAGTATCTAAACAGCAGACTTGCTTACTATCTAACTAAACTAGGTCTGCCACACGAAGTTGCGTTCCAACCTGACCTAAATGTAGAAATTACTGAACTAGGCAGAGAACTAGACTTTGATAACTTGAGCAGAGGCGAACGCAATAGATTAATACTCGGTCTTAGTTGGGCGTTTAGAGATGTTTTTGAAAGTATGAATACACCAGTGAACTTCCTTGCTATTGATGAATTGATTGATAGTGGCATGGACACAAATGGTGTTGATGCGGCACTAGGTGTTCTCAAAAAGATAGAACGTGAACGTAACAAAAACATATTTCTTATTTCACATAGAGATGAACTTGTTGGTCGTGTAAACACAATACTACAAGTAATCAAAGAAGGTGGATTTACTACATTCAGCACAGATACGGAGTTTGTAGATGCCAAGTAAACCTAAAATATACGAATCACCAGATGGTGGTAAAACAGTAAGAGAACGTGAGTTTGGAAGTCACTTAAAGTGGGCAATAGATAAAGAAATGAGTAAAAATCCATTGCACCCTCAGCATTTGCTTACAAAAGGAATACTTCCACCTGATATATTTTATAAACTTTTTGGAAAAAAACATGAATCCTGAAGACGAATATCCATACAATATAACTGATATAAATGTACACAGCTTTAACAACAAAGCTGACAAAGGAGACGATGATTTTGAAGATTGGCTTATAAACGAAGCTCCATTCAAAATGGCAAACGAAAGTACAATCACACTTACAAACACATATGATACTAGCGATTCTATCACATTTACTCCTGGCACTACATTGGATACAACAAATAAAAAGTATGAAGACCTCAAGTACAGCATGCCAATTGACTTGATGTACAAATGGTTTGGTAACATAGAGAAAGATGACTTTGATGACGAAATTCCTTTTTGATGTCGATGGCACACTAACTGACGCACGTAAACCAATCGATCCTAAATTTGAAAAGGTTATGTTAGAGTTTGTTAACAATCACGAATGTGTGATTGTGACTGGCAGTGACAGAGAAAAAACACTAGAACAAATAGGTGAAAAACTTACAAACAGTTTTGAAACTGTTTATCATTGCAGTGGCAATCATGTGTATGAAAACGGCATTGAAGTAGGAAGAACAGATTGGTCACTGAGCAAAGAGCAACATGAATTTTTACAACAACAGTTAGACAAAACCCATTACCCAGAAAAAGTTGGTAATCATATTGAACAAAGAGTTGGCACAGCTAATTTTAGTATTTGTGGAAGAAATGCAGATTGGGATCAACGTGCAAGATACGTCGAATGGGAAGAACACAACAAAGCTAGACACATTGTTGCTATGGCATACAATGAAATGTTTGAAGAAAGCGAAGCACTGGTAGCAGGAGAAACCAGTATTGACATCTTTGCAATAGGCAAAGACAAAAGTCAAGTTACAAAATTATACAAAGATACAACAACAATATATTTTGGAGACAAATGTTTTGAAGGCGGCAACGATTGGAGTGCCGCTAAGATTGCTACCAAATATTATCAGATTGATCGAGGATACAAACAAACTTGGGAAATCTTAAAAAAGAGGTACATTTAGGTTGACATTTCGAGTTCCAGGCATATATAGTTGCTGCTATATATTAACATGCAATGGACTTATCAAGGCAAAATCGTAAATGAGATACCAGAAGGATATATTGGATTTGTATATCTAATTACCAATCTTACGAATGGCAAAAAATACATCGGCAAAAAACTAGCACAGTTCAAAGTAACTAAAAAACCTCTCAAAGGCAAAAAAAACAAAAGGCGTTCAACTAAAGAAAGTGACTGGAGAACCTATTGGGGAAGCAGTGACACGCTGAATGCAGATGTACTTGAATTAGGCCCAGAAAACTTTACTAGAGAAATATTACACTATTGCACAGGCAAAGGTGAATTATCATACCTAGAGGCTAAAGAACAGTTCGACAGACAAGTCTTACTTACTGACGAATACTATAATGGCATTATCAATGTCCGTGTAGGCGGATCCAAGGCACTTATAGAATCCTTAACTAGACACCAGTCATAACATACCCTCCTTGCTAAACGCATTGAGATTGCTTGTACGAGTACGAGCCGTCGGATCTTGCAGAGGGAAACAAACCAAAAGAGTGGGCTCTGTTGCGCTATTACAACCCACGGGTATTACTAGATCAGTTGCCGTTATTTGCGATTTAGTAGCCTGCGTTGAAAGCGGCGAGTAAAGGGGTTGAGCACAACC